CCCTTTCTTGAAAGGCTCCTTGATTGATCCAGAGATGAACGAGCCGCCCCGCTTGTCCACCTTGTTCCATGCGCTCATCTCCCACTCCTTACCGTCAATGGTGATGGTGCCATTCCAGTTCGGAGCCTTGGGGTTGACGTTGTCTTTTGTGAAGAGGACAAACCTCTTTTCGTTATCGTATTGCATTATGTTTTATTTTATTTGTTACTTCTCGTCAAAGCGCATATAGCTTTCACGAAAGGCTAGAGGAATGCTAGCACGACCGCAAGCTCGTGCAAGCTTTATGTTCAGGTACCAGTTACCCTGATCGTCACGTTCGATGACCAGAAATAGATCGCAGTCATGTTCGATTGCCCTTGACTCACGGCTGGCACCCTCCGCATTGAGTTGCGTCAAGGCGATGATGGTAATGCCTAGCTCCTTGGCTAGTTGCTTGAGCGTTCTGGAGGCCTCTGCAACTTGCCGCTCCCTGCTGTCCTTGCGGTCGGTAGGGGAAAGCAACTGAATGTAATCCACGACGATGATGCGTGTTTTATGAACGGCACACATACGACGCATTGCGGCTCGCAGTTGAAGAGGATTCACATCTCCCTCATCCCGAATGTAGATTGGCAGAAGGGAGGCTTGATGAGCGGCCCTACCAATGTTGCCGATGTCGTGCGCTGTTGGAGCCTTGGATAGAACGCTCACATCGACTCCTCCGTAGGAGGAAACGAAACGATCAAACAACTCGCCGCTACTCATCTCAAGGCTGATAAAGCCAACAGGATGTCCAGCATTAGCGGCACGGGTAGCCATATTGACTGCCATGCTGGTCTTGCCTCCCTTGGTTGCCGCCCCGATAACGATCAGTTGCCCCTCCCTGAATCCACCCGTCAAATCGTCAAGCGGCTTGAAGCCAGTAGTGACTCCAATCAGCTTCCCCTTGTTTTTATAAATCTCCTCATAGGCAGAGATTCGTGCAAGAGCAACTTCCTTCAGCGACTCAATCCTTCCCTTGCTCTCTGCATCGGCGGCTACTGCAACCAATGCTTTCTGGACAACCTCGCTCAATTCTCCTGCCTCGGCTGGATTCTGTGCGGAAGCGATGATCCGTTCTGCGGCACTAACGGCAAGTCTCCTCGTGTGGTTCTGGCGCAGGATCTCTAGGTACTCACGCCAGTTGCTCGTCACGGCTGGCGACATGAAGCACTCGGTAATGAATGCCGCCCCGCCAGAAAGCTCAAGCGTTCCGGCGTTCGACATCAAGTCAGTTAGCGTGACCAGATCGCAATCCTTGCCTTCCTTCCAAAGCTCCAAGGCAGACTCAAAGATCCGCTTGTGAGCAGGGTGATGGAATAGCTTTGGCGATGCGTAATCAGCCGCCTCGTTGAGAATGCTGATGTTCTGAATGGCGCAGGAAAGGAAAGCCCTCTCTGCATCTAGGTTTGCTGGTGTTGTCATAGTGACCATGAGTCTTCTCCGTCTAAATCTTGCCCGATAATGGTTGCTGAAAATCCAAGGTGCTTCAGCAAACCAATAAGCCTGTTATGTTCGCATGGGCCAGATGCCACCATCACTCCGTCAACAAAGATGGTGTCGCCCGATTCGGTGCAACAGCCATCGCCGCATTCATGGTAGTATGGCTTTATGGTTATGGTGATATTTTTCATTTCTTCTTCCTCCCCCTTGGCTTTGGCTCAGGCTTTGCGGCTTGCATGGCCCAATACAAGTCAACTTGCTTTTGGAAGACAAGCCATTCTTTTGAAAGATCATCCTTCCAGACAACCTCAAAGTCCCCCTCCTCCTGCTTGCCAATGCGAACGATGGCGTGAGACTTGATCTGGTTGGTTTTGCAAGAGCATGGTTCACCCATCGCCACATACTCCGCAACTGGCTGATTGCAGTTCCACAATTGTGCATACCCTGCACATTGCCGCCAGTACGACTCGCTGATCTTCTTGCTGGTCTTGAAGTCTATCAAGACATGATGACCATTATCTTTATGGGCAATCAGATCAATCGTGCCTCCGTAGCGATGCTCTTCGCTCACAAGTTGAATCTCCGTGGCAACTTTCTCTAAATGCTGTTCGTCCCACCAATCCACAAACTTGTTGTAGCACATCAAAGCCTTGTCGATCAACTCCGTCTCGTAATCTTCAAGGTCACAAACAAATCCGTTCAAAAAAGCCTCAATCATAAAGTGGGATAGGGTTCCCACATCACAAGCCTCTTGAACAACTTTTCTATAATCCTTGCCTTCTTTTCCAAGTCGGTGCGCCCATGCAATCAATGCGGCTGGATCATCACCAATTTTTGATATTGTTGAACCACCTGCAACTTGAGTTCCATCTGCCAAAAAATATTTCTGGTGAGGTTGGTTTCTAATTAGTTTTATCTTTTCCATGTTTTTTCATTTTGGTTGTTCTGAATCCACGACGATTCATTTCTTGAATCATTTCTTCATCAGAAAAGTTTTCAATTTTTTTTAATGAGCGATTGTTTACTTGTTGTTTTGATGTCGCCCATTGAACATTATCTGGTTGATAGCCCTTATTATTATTGATTCTATCCAGCGAATGATTCGGCGTTGGCTTCAATCCAACATAATCTATAAATCTTATAAATCCACCTTTGCCAACCCATCCACGACAAACCCTAATTCCTCTATCATAATAATCTTTTTTTTGCTTGCTGGATTTACTGCACCTAGATTGCATTGCTTGCCATGCCCTGTATTCTGATGTTTTGCTCAATCCGTGCGTTGCCCTAGATTTTAATTCTTCCAGCTTTAAGCATCCACAGCTTTTTACGGCCCCTCTTCGCAATAGTCTGGTGCTTGCTATTTTTGTGTTTCCGCAAGAACAAAGACAGACCCATTCAATTTCCTTTGAGAAATCAAAAGACTTTCTTTGCACAACCAGTCTCCCAAATGATTGACCAGTCAAATCTATTGCCTTCATATTGGAACATTAAGACATAATGGAATTTAAGTCAATGTGCAAATGTTCCATCGGCTAGATGGTATTTTTGATGAGGCGCATTACGCACCAGTTTTGTTTTTTCCATAGTGTTAAGCCTTATCTGCCGTTATTGCGCTAACTCGCATGATCAGTTCATGGGTCTCCGCAGTAGTGTATCGATTCATCCTTTTGCAATGATCCTCAAAGAAATCAGAGTATCTATACAGGAATGATCCGATCAGATCCAGATCGTAACAATCAAGCGGATTCGGTTTTGGTGTTTTTGCTTTTGGGCGTTTCATGCCCTACCGATAGTCAGCCTCAATCTCATGGTCAAGCGCATATTTTTCCCACTCCTCAGAATTTTGCTCTTGACTTCCAGAGGCATCACCAATGCCGTTTTGCGCCACAAATAATTCAGCCAGCAGGGCAAGGGCATCCGCTCTGTCTGGGGAGTTACCCTTCGTGCGCTTCTTCAAATCCTTCTTGCTCTCAAGCAATGTGCGTTCGTTCTTGAGCGTGTAGATGCGAGCGCAAAGCTCCCTTGCTGTCTGATCATCAAGACCCCTCAACCTGCCGCCCATCACGATCACCTTGATCTGACCCCAAAGTTGCGTCACCCGATTGGCGTAGACTTGCTTTGCAGGACGATTGTCCTCCACGGATATTGGCGCATCCGTAGCCGCCCCCCCGAAGCTCACTCGCACAAACCCAGACTGCCACCGCTGAGAGATGATGTCGGCAATGCCAGCACCAGCACCAGTTGCGTCAAGAGCAAAGTCTTCTGGCTTCACGTTCCTCGCCTTCAGTTCATTGATCGTCTGGTCTGCCACTTGGTAGAACAGCGGATAGTTGGGATCGTCTTGCAAATTGAGACGTACCGTGTCGGTGAGAAGCATGGTCAGGTTCCCGTCATCAGCCTTCCCCACCTTGGCAAAGCGCAGGATGCAATCATCTCCCTCCGTGGTGAACGCTGGGTCAAGCCCTGCGATAGTCTTCACTCCACCACCCTGCCAGATCACTCCCTCCCTTGCCTGACCATCCGTAATCATTGCGGAATCAAGCATTGTGTTCCTTGCTCCCGAACGAGACCACATCCCTCTGCAATAGCTATTCCACTCAAGGCTACCCTCCCCGAAGTTCTTCTTGATGGTGTCAATGTTCTCCTGACCAAATAGGTATGGGTAGAT